CACTCCTTATAGTAATTAACCCCGACCGCTATGCCGTTAAATATCCTATTGCGCATAATCCACCGCGCGAACGCTAAAAAATATCTACGCGAATTAATTAAATAATCAATAGGAGACGCAAAAATGGCTCTTGTTGAAACACTCTCGATCTTGCTCAATGGTCGCCGTTCATCCTTGAGGTAATCTGCAAAAATGTTAAGCGTGCGCACACCCCTCTTAGCTTTATCCACCATTTGATCACACACGAATTTTAATTTCTTAACACGATCATTGGATAAATCGTACTCTTCATCGTTACCGAAAAAATATGTCTTGCCCGGGTATTGCGGTGGGATTTTGATATTCCAAGGATACCCACATGACGTCCTGCGCGGAATTGCATCAAAATACTCCATTTGACGGTCGCCAACTATCGCTTGTTCAAAAGAATAGACCTCAGGTTTCACATAATTGGTAGAGTTATTGACAAGAAACGCAAACAAACTCGTTCGCGCCATTAAGAGTAAATCATCATCGATATCGATTTCGGGTCCATTGTATTTAGCCCTACTTATAACGTAAGGATCCATCTCGACGCCGTCTCGAAAAACTCTTTTTAAAATAGCTGGAGCCGTCTTGACCTCGGTAATCCTATTGTAAAAAACCGAAGGAACAATCTTACTAGTAGTCGAGTACCTTATGCCACGTTCAAAGTTTCCATGAGTGATGAACTGGCCTGCAAGTGGTTTGCATGGCAACAAACCACTTTGTGCTTCCAAAAAGTTGTCGCTAGGAAAAGATTCCTCTATCCATTTATTCAATTCTTTCCCAGATAAGGTAGTGGCGAAACCCTTATCGGAAGTTGTGGATCCCCCAACGTGAATTCCTAACAATTTGCGCTGATTATTCGCTGGATCAATAATGCCAATTAATGATCCGCAATCGCCCTTTGAAGTTGTAGCGTTGTAAACCACACACGAAGAACACATGTACTGATAATCGCCGTTGGACAAAACTATAGACCCAACCTTCCTGCATTCAGATATCTGAATACTCTGCGGAGGAGTGAATAAAGCAACCTTAAAGCGCTCGTTTTTATCAACGTATGAATCGTCACTCTGGAAGAACTTGGTTATGTCTTGGTGGCATCGCATCTCGCGCGGGAACCGAATGATGGCCAGGTCCTTTTCCCCCATTTTAATAGCGGGCAAAAACTTGGAGGGTGGAAACTTGTATACGATACTGGAATCCATGGAAGTAAAAATAAAATCCTCACTAAAGTGTTTTTTGAAAAAGTAAACATAGTGTTCAGGGCACAACATGATCCTACCCTTTACAAACAAACAAAATCCCAGAGTGTCGTTTCCAAGAGTTATCTTATACATACTCTTGCGACACACACTCGCGACAATATCTCTAAGAGCACTATCGCCCCCAATTTGCGCTTGGACGGGGCTAGGAAGATCGCTAGTGTCGCCATAATATTTATCGTCCGTAAAGAGCCAAGTGTCTACCTCTCCTTTCTTGACGAGGGCTTTGCTGAGCACACCTATCCGTGATAGCAAACAGTCTATACTAGTCTCGCTAAGGTGAATAGATCTGAGACTGTTAGTAAAGACCTCCAAAGGACCCAAATCAGGAGCACACTCGCAATCAGCATTGACGTATAACTGTTCCACAATCATATCTAACATTATATTGGTAGCAGAAGCCTCGCCAAGATACTTAGACAGACGCTTGTACGTTTGAAGATCCGGCGATTTACCGAAGGGAAAACGTGAGTAAAAATTGCGCACAAAAGGTAAATTAAGATACCTAGGTTCGGGCTCTTCACCCTCGATTAATCCCTTGAATTGGTCAAAGAGAACAGAAAGGACAGAGCCTGCAGCAGCGACTAGACATGTCCATCTGAGACCATTAATGGCTAAATCTTGCCAATTGTCGCCAAACCACTCTTTGAAGACCTTTAATTGATCCCAGGCTTTCTGCAAGAGTTCACGCACGCGGTCCCTAACCTTCTCCAGGTCGCTCTTAATAACCACTCCAACCACCTTGGAGGCCTCTACACAACCTTCTAAATAATGTGCAAGCATTGACTCCTCCCAAGCCTTACGACCTATCAAACGTATATACTCAAATCGCTCTTTAGCCGAAGCATCATATCCCATGGCGCGCTTGGCACACTCCAAATAGGTGGGCGCATTTTCAATGGCGCTCTTGGCGAGAATCTCTTCGGTGTCCGAAAACTCGTCGCTGCTATCAGCAAGATAGCTTTCATCATCGACGCCAGCCTGTGCAATAGGGCGACGTCTTTCCAGAGAAGCTACATAATCCTTAAATTTTTGTTTGTGGGCCTTATACTTATCCAAAGTCAGAGCAGCCAACTCAGCATAAGAAAAAACCCGACCGGTATACTGACATCCAAACTGGAAATTTACACCACGTGAAGGAAATACGAATTCATGAAATTCATACATATCGTCATTAAAACAACCGGATTCTTGGGGTCGTAGGCGCCGCTCCCAAATGTCTAAATCCTTAGTCTCCGCCGTACAATATTCTCTCTTGACGGTACATGTGACGCAGATATTGAAGCGCCTCTCAAGAGCCTCTGCACACCTTATGGATTTCAGTTGACTGAAATCCTTTAGGTTGGAGCTGGCAAAAACAAATTCACTGTGGAAAAAGACTCTTCCTTTATCCACAAGGTTGCTCATGTGCAATGGATTTTGGCCCACTGAACATGCCCTAATAATGTTCATGTACTCGTTGTCTGGATTTCCAGGAAAATCAAC